AGCCCCTTTAATGAAATCTTGCTGTTTCTTATCCCTAAGTATAGACATTGCCCTTAAAGCTCCGTCTCTTAGTACGTTGATCATGTCTTCTGCTTCTGTTCTTGTTGTGAATCCTGACATATCATAATTTATAACGTAAATTGCTGCCAAGTTGCTGGCTGCTTCTTTTAGAATGTTTTTGACATCTACATTTAGAATAGCATAATTGTCAGAGAAATTATATCGGCACATCACATTGATTTCAGATTCTGCTTGAGTCATATAGTCATCGACATAAGCTGCTGCAACTGAAGTTGCTGAAGCATTAGCTCCTGCTTTATGTGCTACTTCCGCAGTTGTTGCAAATATGCTTGCCATTTTATAATGGTAAGCCTCCAGTATCTTTGTATGCTCCCCATTGTTCTATCCAATTAATTATTGACATATTAATCAACTAAAAGTTTAACTACTATATAAACTTTGCGTTTAGAAACAATAGATGTCCAGTCCACGTTCTTTTAGGCACCATGTGGCCCTTACCATTGCTTCAGCGAGATGGTCATAGTCTCCGTAGATTTTTACTTTAGAATTAGCTCCGGAGACCGACCCATACTCGTAAGTGATGGATTTTAAAGACCTGAGTAGTGACAGGTCAGAAATGAGTTCAAGTTTCCCTGTTTCCATCAGCATTAAGGCGTTTGAGTATAAATCTTCTTTCAGGATTCCTTGTTTTTTTTCTTGGCCTTGTATTTCAATTCTTTTGGAAGCATTGTTGAGGCCCATAACTTTTCTGCCGAGCTTATCAATAAGTACGTCGGTAACAGCACCGCCAACCCCAGCATCATCAATAAATATCTTATTAAAGTTCCAAATAGATTCAAAGGATTCAATCCTGCCAATAGTGTCCGTAGTTGAGATTCTGCTAGTTGTCTGGCATTTGATAATTTTAAGTTTGTCTTTGAGCATTTCGCATATAACGAAAGCATTTTCATCACCACCGTATCGTGCAATGTCTACACCCAGATAATATCTAGCTTCTGGTATGTAGTCTTTTTCCTTTTCCCATGATATAAATGTCATACATTTTTTTATAATGTCTGTGCCGAAAAACTGGTTCCATTCATCTGTAAATTCTCCTAAGTACTCTTGTCTGTATTCAGCTTTCGTCATTCGTTGTTTTTCTTTCTTTAAAAAATCTTTTGGGATTCTTCGGCAATCTTCGCTGCTTGCGTGGAAAGATGTAAAGTCTGGGTCAGTAAAGCTGTTAAAAAAGTAGCCACCCTTTCCGTAGGGTGTACTTAACAGTACAATGATTCCCATACCTTTGGTTTTTCTACTGACTGCAATCATTGGCAAGACGGCGTTCCATACTGTTTCTGGAATGTCTCTGCGCGTATCACAATTAAGTCATACACAATGCAGCTTCGTCTGCTATGAGCATATCGATAGTAAAACCTCTGATAAAGTAACCTGTTCGTCCAGCTGGCAGGCTGTAAATCCTTGATCCATTCTTTAAAAGGATCCTTGTTAGTGTTGGCTTTTCCTTGTAGATGCTCGCATCTTTTCTTTGGTCATTAATTCTGTCAAGATTACTGCGCACTTTTTCAAAGAGTAGCGAGCTCTGTCGTTGGCTAGCTGCGATGATAAGAGTAGTTGTATTTGGGTTATCAAGGGCGAAATTTGACGCTTTAGTACTAATAACCTCAGATTTTCCGACTTGTCTACCGCTTCTAAGTGTGACGTTGCCAACTGTGTCCAAGACTCCTTGCTGCCATTTGTCCCATTTCCATTCATTTTTCATCGGGTTGGTCTGGGGCTGTTTGGTTTTCTCTGATTTTTTTTGCATCTGTTTCCTCTTGCTCTGCTGTTTTGCCGCCCAATTCTTTAATGTGGGCTATTGCTGTGTTGAATAGTATTTCGGCTGTTGCTATTTGAAACATAGCTTCTCTTCTTACAGAGATGGCCTGACGTTCCATATTTTTCCAATCCATTAATTCCATTGTTTCTTTTTTCATTTGTTTTACCTCATTATTTTCTAATAAAAATTTATGGTGGCCTACATACCCACCACATTAACATCAATCCAGACTCGATACATACGATGAGCGGAGCGAGCGGAGCGAGCGGTTAGATAGTTGAGCGACCGGAGGGAGCGGTTAGATAGTTCTTTGTTAGAGAGCACCAAACCACACAACACCAAGCAGTCCAAGAGCGTATTAAGATGTGAGTTCCAGCCAGAGTAGGCTGGATTTAACCCACTTCTTATACGGTCGCAGGATTTGCAAGTCGAAGCGCTCGTCGACGCCGCAAAGGGTCTTTTGATGTGGACGGCACATCTGACCCCCATTGGTGTGTTTGGTTGGTGCTCGATGGTCGGGGCTCTGGGCTATCATCAGTGGGTTAGTCATCAGTTAAGTCTTTATCTGTTAGTTCAAACTTGGTAGCTGAGTAGCTCTTTATCCATTGTAGTCTACTTAATGCCCGCTTGTTTAGTAAGTAAGTCCTTGGGTCTGTGCCTATTTCTTGCATAATTGCTTTCTTTAGTTCTATGAATGTGGGCCTGTTGTTGTTTGGGTTGTTCTTCCTCAATCGCCACATTACCCTTTCTAGTTTCTCTATTGTCATTTGTTCACCTTTGTTTCTTTTGGTTCAAAGTCTGAGCATTGAACCATTTGGAATGATTTGCTGTATCTGCAATCATTTAGTTTTTTACATTGTAGGCATAGTTTTGATATCATTTCATTCGCCCCATTAGTTCTGCTAACATTCTTGTGTTATGAACAGTCTGGCCAGTGAGTTTTGTGAGTAGTTGTCTTTGTTCGGACATCTTTTCTCCGATGTCCATGGATGCTGGGTTGTGAGCCAGCATATCAACCATGCTTTGAGTGTTAAAGGGTATCTTTGTCTTGTGTTCCTTTCTTAGTCCTATTTGTTTCTGGTATAACTTGAATTGTGAGCATAGCCCATCAAGCGTGATACATTTAACACCATCAAATCTCAAGTTTTGGTAGTCCTTATTGAATTCAATAGTGGAGACCTTGATCATACTTGGATCAAGGTTAAGATTTAAGAATAGATTAATGTATCCATGAAGTAGAGTAATTGATGATACATTCAAAGGATAGTCAGTACTTACTCTGCAAGTACAGATGCCTTGATCATTGATACGGAAGTCTAGATTTATTAGATCAAGTTGCTTATTATAATGAGTATTTCTTTGATTCTCCACCGGAAATGAAAGGACTAGATTGTGAAAGTTCCATGAGTAGATGTTTCCATCGGTCATGAGGGTACCGTCCCCCCCATTTAAAACTTTGTACCAACCTCTAGTGACACTTTTAATATTATCTAATTTTGGAAGAATTGATTTTATAGTATTTACATTCAGCGTGGTTGCGTTCGCAATCATCTTGGGTGTAGCACCTTCTGGGTGAGACATCAGGTACTTTATTATTAGCTCTCGTTTGGGGACATCCCCCCTACTGTTAGTTTCAACTTTAAGTTTATTTGTCATGTTTCTTTGTACCTCTGTTTCTTATGTCTGTGGAAGCATTGAATCAATATCTTCTATTGGTACTATTGTTGGCGTACCGAATTTGTCGTTTCCGATGATGTGGCTTGCTGTTTGTCCAGTGATGGATAGTGTAATAATCCTACCTTTTAGTGTCTTAATCTTAACTGTTTCCATTTTCTTAAACGTGTTTTGCGTGAGAAACATCATACCAATCCGAGCCATCACAAACAAGAACAACCCCGCCACCGTCTATAATTTCGTCACTTCCTTGGTGCATAATAAAATCTTGGTCGCCTGCCCCTTCGCTATCTTCTAAAGTTAAATCATTTGTTGTGTCTTTTCTCACAACATATAAAACTTGACCATCTACTCCGCCAGTTAACCCGCCGAGAACAACAGCTCCTGCTGTTGTTGTTATCCACATAGTGTTAACTTCGGAAACATCTGTGTTGTCTGCCGAGGTTGTGACAGTCATACTTCCTGAGTTTATTGATCTATCAACTTCTAAACTCTCAAGAAGTGTGGATTGTCTTGGGCGTTTATCTTCATATAGTTTTGTTATTTCTGCTGCGGTTAAAACTCTGTCCCACAAAGCACAAGTATCTAAAGCACCATCAAAATAACGAGCTAATGCTTTTGCTTGACAACCAAACCTCATATAACTATATGTTGAAACAGTTGTATAACCTGCATTTATAGTGCCTTTCAAAGTACCATTAAGATATACATTCATATTTGTTCCGTCAATAGTTGCTGCAAAATGTCCCCAAGTTCCTAAAGTGATAGCTCCTAATACTCTGTTAAAATTAGAAGCGGTTGCACTTATTTGTAAAATATTACTATTTGTTGAAAACCAAACTTGAAAACCCAAACCAGAAAAAGCTCCTAAATCCCAAGCAATTTGATAAGCTCCTGTGTTTAATGTGTCTTGTCTAATCCAACCACTAATAGTAAAAGGTTTCCCGCTAATATCAAGTGAACTACCGGCAGTATAAGGAACATTAATATAATCAGTTGAGCCATAATCAAACTCATAACAACCGTGTCCATCATGTCCACTTGTTGAGTCAAATGTTGCAGTTGAAACTACTCCGTGATGTTCTTCTCCAGAATAATCTCGAGGATTTACAGCAAAATCCCATAAACCAACACAATTTTTATATAATTCTGTCGCTGTAATAGCTTCATCATCTGTATATTTTACGTGATGATCACTTGCAGTCTGTCCAGTTGTTGAAGCGTGAGTGACTGGGAATTGGTCATCAACGTATTTTTTGTTAGCAATATCTGTGTTGTTAACAGGTGTTTTTTGAATGCTGCCCTCTTTAGAATTAATTACTTTAGTTTTGATATGAGGATCAATATTTTCTCTTGCGTTGTCGTAGCCAGCGTTTCCTTTAGCTGTTGCTTTGACTGCTCGTGGTGAGCTGAATGCTTTTGATATTTTCATTTTCTTAGTTCTTTAAACGTTTATACTTCTTGAAATTTCTATCCAATTTGTTCCATTATATAATAGCATTATGGTATCTTCTAAACCAGTTGTTGTAAAATCGCCCGCAAGTGCAAGATTTCCTGTTCCGTCTTTAAATGTGACTTCGTGTCCAGCGTTAAATGCACTACATATAATTAGATTTCCAGATGTTCCGCCGTTGATGGTATCTAAATCGTCAGCAGCTCCACCGCCTTGAGTATTTATTTTTGTCCAAACTTTTGTTACTGTTAGTGCTCCCGCTGCAATAGTTAAAGCAGCGGGGGCTGTTTTTGTTAGTCCAGTAATAGTTAAATCAGTTACAGTGGCGGAAGCAAAAGTTTGGTTTGTTGCTGTCAGTGTTGTAACTGTTATTTCTTTTGCTGCTAATGCAGGGATAACTTCTACGCCCATTTTATGCTGACCCTTTCATTATTCCATTATTTATTAGGGTTGTTCTGATTTCATTCAGTAGATTTATTGCTGTGTCCCTATGGACTGCTGAATCATAAGCCCCAGCTGTTGCTCCTGTTCCACCTGGAGGGGCTGCTATTTGTAAAGCTCCGCTTGTTGTTGCTTGGGCTGCTTTGCCAGCCATTCCGAATCTAGTGGCTGTTAGTTCTATACAAGCTAAAGTTTGTTGTACTTCTGACATTTTAAGCTCCCTCTATTTGTATTATGGAAAATTGTAAGTTTCCAGCTCCCATTAATACAACGTATTTATCACTGCTTGCGACTGCGGCTGTATCTAGTGCCGCACCAGCTGCAACGTGACCAGCTGCGTTGTTGTCATAAGGCCCTAGTATTGTTTCATCGCCTAGTCCCATTATTTCTTGCCTCTCTTTTTCTCTATTGGCTTTTCAGGAATTGGCTCAGCTTTTGCTGGTGCAAATTCTGCCATTAGTGCTGGACAGATGTCTTTTTCTCTGCCTAGTTTTACTAGCCTGTTGTATTCTCTTTCTCTGTTAGTTCTTGACATTTTTATACACCTGTGATGTGACAAATTGCGTCAGGATTTACTATTTGTATTTGTCCAACTTCCCACGCTCTGATAGTTGTTTTTATTCCGGGGTCGTCAATTGTTTTAACTGTTAGGCCTACTACGCTTTTCCATGTGCAGGCTTCTTTCGCTATAACAATGTGGGCTGTTCCGGCTGTGATTGAGTTTGTTGAAATTGTTGTTAATCCAAGCAGTCTGCCAACTACTCCATTTCTTGTAACGTTGTCAGTGTAAAACTGGCCAGCGTTTCTGATGTTGGCGTTACCTAAAAGGTAACTTAGTTGCAATGGATTCATTAACAAATAGCCGTTTTTATCGGGGTTGTAGTTGTCGATAGCTATTTGTGCTTTTCCGTCTAGTATATCTTGAATTGGGTCTCGGTCTGCAATAACTACATTGTTCCAAGTTGCATTAGCAGCAGTTGTGTTTCCAGTTGCAGCTATGATTCCAGCTGCGATTGTTGTGTAAACTGATTTTGTGACAGCTCTAGCAATTCTTAGAAGTGTTCTAGCAATCATTGGAAGATTATTTGTTTTTATATCTTCCCAAGATAGGACACCTTCCATTCCATGCTTTTTATTTCTGCCAGAAGTTTTGGTCCAGCTAACTTCACCGTAAGGGAAGTTTGCTAATCTAGGGACTCCTGCAACTGTTCCGCTTGCAGTAGTATCGTTTCCGACAAGGTCGGCTGCTGTTTCTATATAATAAGTTTCAGTCCAAGCACTGCTAGATTCTATCATGCAGAGTTGTTTCATTTTGTATTCTGTTAAAGCGAAGCCTTTTACAATACGCGAAAAGTTCTCTGCTCTTAAATCTGCTTCTCCTGTTGTATCTGCCATTTTATTTTCTCACCCTTACCATTCCTGTGCCCGCAACTCCTATTGTTTCTAAAGCATAGCCTAAACTCCAGCCTTTCTCTACATCAAGTGTTGAGGAAAGAGCTACTCTTCCGTCGTGTGTTGTGCCGATAGAAACTCCATCGCCTACTTCACATTGAGTGTCTTCACATACAACTTGGAAGATTCCATTTGTATATACGCTTATTGATGTTTGTCCATCACTTGCCACTTTTTCTGTGGCTGCGATTCCTACAACAGGTTTATCTACTGCGTCAGGCTCGATAACTGTTCGAGGAGTATTTAATTGCATTATTGTACCTTTGGGTATTGCTGTACCATCGGCACATGTATATCTTATAGGGTCTCCCTTGTTTCCTAGAAGTTCGACTATAATCGCTTCGTTTGCCATTTTTAATCATCACGCTCCATATTAGTATCTCTTATAGTAACTACTATTTAAACTTTTCGTTTAATTATATGAACTATCGGTTTTAGGCTTTTTTGGGAAAACCAATTCTTCCATGCCTGTACCTTCTAGTATTTTCTTAGCATTTTCTATGTCTTTTTCTTCTTTTGTTTGAGTGGTGACACCGGCAGTTGTTTTTCCTGCTAGTTTTGTTTTTATGATTGTGTCCTGTTGGATCACTAATAATCTGGCTAGTTCTTTATTGCTAGCTTCTAGTCTTTCGGCTGCCGCATTTGCTTTGTCTATTAAAGACATTGGGTCAGGTGTTGTTTCTACTGGCGGAATGGTTGGGTTTATTTCCGGCGGTGGTGGTGGTGGTGCCTGTTGTGGTGTTTCTTCTTCCATTTTAAGCAGTCTCCTTTGCTTTTAACCAGCAAGCGTGACATTTGATGTTTGCATTTTCGTTTGGTTTAAATGGCACTGTGCAAGCCATTCCACATACGTGGCATACTGCTGGGTATTGTTTCTTAGGCTCTGTTGGTCTTGGTGTTGTCAGAGTTGTTTGTTCTTGTGTCTTATTTATTGCTTCTAAAATTTCTTTTCTTAGTTCGTCCATTCTCACAAATAACATGGTGATGTCATTTGATATTTTCGTTAGTTCTTCGTTCATTGTTTCTCACTCTCCATTGTTTTATAACAGCCCAAAGTTTAATTTGCTCGGTGCTGAGTCATCATATTGTTTTTGTTTTTCTTTGTTAAATGCAAGCCAGAATTCCATTTGTGCAATTCTGTCTTCTGCTTCTAGTATTCTATCTTTAGCCGCTTGTTCAGCCCAATAATCTCCAATAGCTTTAGCTGCTTTTAGTTCATCAGCAGATTTATTTGCTCTGTTTATTTCTTGCGTTTCTAAAAATGCTTTATTTGATAATCTATCATATTCAGTTTGTTGTCTGAAATGTTCTTCATCGCTTAGTCTTCTTTCTTCTGCAAAATTTGATTCTTCTCTTTCTGATTGTTGTTCTGCTGTTTCTCCTGTTTCTTGAGCAAGTTTTTGGCTTGCTGCCAATTTATCCATAATTTGTCCGGCTGCAACAACTCCGTTTATTTTATCTGGTATTCCTTTGAAAACGCCAAAAGGTGTCCACATTAATGCTTTTTCCCAAACATTTAAATCCATTATACCATCTCTTTCTTTTGATGCTTGTTCATACGCAGTCCAGTCTCCTGTTTTTCTAGCTTCAAAAGCCAAATCTCGCATTACAAATCCTATTGCTTCTCCACCTTCAGCATGAGCCCATTGTCCAAAAAACATGGTTCCTGCTGCTGCAGAAATTGCAGCCAATGTTGGTGTTAATGCAAATCCTTTTTTTGCCATTCCTTGACCTATAAGATTATTAACTATTTTTACATTTTTACTATTAACTATATTATTTGTTATTCCATTTGTTGTTGCTTGTGCTATTTTTGTATTTAATTTATTTAAAGCTAGTTGACTTTGAGTAGAACCGATAATAGTGTGTATATTTGCTAATCCCGCAGCAGCAGCTAATTGAGTTCCTGATAACTGTTGAACTGTTTGTCTAGTTGTTAAAGAGCTACCATCTGGGTTGACTTGGGTTCCTTGTCTTTCGTTTTGTCCTGGGTGAATAAAAGGAAATTGTGTATTTATAGTTAATGGTGTACTTTTTGGTGGTGCTTGTGTTTTTGGTATAGCTAATTGATTTGTTGATTTAGCAGATAGTTCTTTTACTTTAGCCAGCTCTTCAGGCCTTAATTGAGAGGTAGGTTGCGGGGTGGTTGGGGCCTTTTTAGCTGGCTGAGAATTTAATTTTTTATAGGTTGCACTACTTTTGCCACCTTCTGACATTATTCTGTTTGCTAGGTCTGCGTTGCTTTCTTTTTTGTTGGTTTTGTTAGTTTGGAAGGTTCCACCTGATGGAACATCTTTTTTTTTCTTGTATCTTCCCGCAGTATCGTATCTTTGTCTTGTTACCATTTTATTTTTTCATTAGTAAACAAAGTTCGCTGAGAACTTTGGTGTTTTCTTTGATTGTTCTAGTACTTTGATAAAACATTAATAAAAAAGCTACTATTGGAAATCCTACTGTGCTGATTGCTGTTAATAATGCTTCCATTGTCATTGCTTCCCTTCTATTTCTTCTGTTGTATCGTTTGGTTGAGCTGCTCCTTCTATTGGTTCTTCTTCCAGCTCCATAGCTGGCGTATCACTTACTAGTTCGTTTTGTAAACTAGCTGGGAATGTTAGCTCTATTTCTAAATTTAATTGGCCAAGTATTTGTTCTTCAATGTATAACTGATCACATTTGACGCTTTGCTCGTAGGAAAGATAAACTATTTTTCCACTAGCGTCGGTAAATTCTTTAGCATTCCCTATAATTATCTGAGGAACGTTGACAGCTTGAAAGAAATAATCATTTAATTGGTTAATCCAATTCAATGGGTTTAAGCTGGCATTTGTAGCGGTAGCCACAACTTCTGGGACTACTGCTCCTTTTGGTATATACATATTTTCGCCATTTGCTCTGGCATTGTCCATTTTGGTTTTAAAGGCTGCAATCTTTGCGGTGTCGTCTGTATCTAAGTGGAAAATCCATAAAGGCTGGACATTTCTATGTAAAACAGTTTTCCAATCTGACATAGCTTCGTTACGTGCATTTATGATAAACTGAACAGAAGGGACTACACTGATTCCGTGCAAAGAATCAGCAAGCCGCTTTCTTGAGAGGTGTAGAATTTGCTCTGGAGTAAATTTCTTGTTTGGCTGTTTTGCTTTTGATACTTGCTCATATCTTTTTATCTGGCCTTGTCTGTTTTGTACTATTACAATAGTGCTAGGGTCAACAGGTTTTAGATTGATTAAAACTCCGTCGTCGTCTCTGATGACTTCTGCAAAAGCGTCGCCTGCAATAGTGTAGGTTCTGACCATATTTGATATAATAGTGTTAAATGAGTCTTTCCCGTTGCCTCTTATAGTGCCTAATAATAAGGTTGTGAAATCATCAGCTGTAAAACCTGCGCCAATAGTCCAATTAGCTTTAGCATCTACCGCAGTCATAAGTTCTGGTATTGTTAAATAGTAGCCGTAATAAGTTGACCATTTAGTCATTTGCCATGTAGTTTCTTCTTGGTCTTGTTGGCCATCTGTTTCTTGAGCTGTTACGCTGTAATCAGTTACAGCGTTCGTCAAATCGCTTGCTACTGAACTTCCGATGTCTGTTTCTGGCATTATTCTTCAACCTCTGGTATTTCTGGCTCGATTGGTGTTGCGTTAGCTTCTAATAATAAAGCCAGTTTTTCATTTATTCCTATTAGTTGGCTTAGTAAATCAGGCGGTTCTTCTGGCCCAGGTGGTTCTGGTGGAATATCAGGACCATTGTTTGGTTCTTCTTCTTCTTTTTCGATGTTTTCTTTTTTCATATCAGCAACAACTGTGCTTAGTTTGAGTTCTTTCTTTTCTGTCATTTTGGTTGTTAGTGCTATTTTCTTTTCTATTTCTTGTTTTAGGCTGTCTAGATTTTTAAATTTATCTTTGAAATAGACAAATTCTCCTTCGTCTGTTGTGACGTGAAGCATTGCTCCTTTTATTTTGTATTTTTGAATTATCATAGGTCTTCTTCCCAGCCTGTTAGTGTAATGTCTGCGGCATTTGTTGATTGAATATAAACATTTGTATCGAAATATAATGGTGTGTCTAAATTAAAAGGTAGTGTTTGAGGGTCTGTTAAATTGAACTCTATTTTGGATGTTCCAGTTTGTTCATCTTTTAACTGTGCTGAAACATTTCCTACTGCGGCTGTGTCTAAAATTGCACTTGTAATGAATAATCTTTTTCCAGTGGTTACGGTGTATATAATTTCATCATCTACACCATCCCCAAGAATGTTTATAATATCCCTGCCTTCTTGGTTATATATGGGATTCAAAGTACCAAAATCGTTGTAAAGTCCGGGTTGTGGAAATAAATTGTTCATAGCCATTGTTTTAGTGAAAATATTTTCTCAGATGTTTCTAGTTCTCCTTCTGCTTTGTTTCCAAAAGGAAGAGCCAGACCTAAATGGATTTCTGTTTCTCCCATATCTAAACCGTTGAATAAAACCTTTCCTAAGAGTCTGCCATACTTTCCGACTCTGTTTTCTGAATTGATCAAGATACTTACAGATTGTCCCTCTATTTTGTTTTTTAGCCATTCTCTTGCTTCTTCTCCACCTTCGTTTAGTTCTTTTGAATCTATGTCCAAGAAACGTAATGGAAAATCGAAATTTCGAAAGGATGTGCGTAGGGTGATTGTATCACCGTCATGCACTTTAATAACGGTAGCCCTGAAATCTTCAGTGATTTGCTTATGTGGGCTCGAGAAGCCAAAATCATTAATTTCGGCATTTGTGAGCTCAGGGTAGGCAGTGTAATTGTGGTCAAACATCCCATTTAAGCCCCTTTAATGAAATCTTGCTGTTTCTTATCCCTAAGTATAGACATTGCCCTTAAAGCTCCGTCTCTTAGTACGTTGATCATGTCTTCTGCTTCTGTTCTTGTTGTGAATCCTGACATATCATAA